GAGTACAGGTCGAGCTCGTTGAACTCCCAGATCCGCCGCAGCTCATCCGACGGCGCGTCGGAGAAGTCGCCGTCCGGGTTCGACACCCGGAAGCCATCGACGCCCATCCGCTGCGCCTTCGCGTTCACCGGCAGCGCCATGTAGTTCGACCGCGTCATCCGCAGAATCCGCCGGAACTCATCACGGGCCTGAGGCGCAAGCCAAGGCAACGGGTGATCCCCGCGGTAGTAGGCGTCGAACAGCTCGAGCTCGTCCAACCGACCCGACAGCCGCTTGTACAGCACGTCCACCCACCACGCCGGCGTCTCCACCGCAGGGACAGGACGGACCGCAGGCAGCGTCACAGCGCCTCCTAGCGGGTCAGGACGGACTCAGGGGCAACCACCGGCCACCGGGACGCGCACAGGAAGAAGTCGCCGCCCAGCAGCGGATGCGAGCCACGCTCGAACGTGATCTCCGGTGCCGCGTCGGTGCGCAGCCGAGCGCCGTTCTCCGCGCACAGGGCGTCGGCCTTGTGGCGCATCGCCTCCCAGCAGTACCGGGCGGGGTCGGCCACAAGCCGCAGCTCGTCGAACGGCACCTCGAGCGTCACGTCCACGAACAGGTCACGCATCACGCCCCCTAGTAGCTGCGGGCGCGACCGACAGCGCGCTTGATCTTGGGGTCGGGGGCCTTGCGAGACTGGAACCCGAACAGCGCCAACGTCGCTGCCACCAGCGGCGTCAGGTCCGTCGTCGTGTCCTTGCGGTGCCACGCCCACGCCCCCGAGTCGCCCAAGGGGCGCTTGCGGGCCGACAGCAGCGCCGTGTTCAGCCGCGGGTCATCCAGGTGCGCTAGCCGCTTCTCAACGGCCGCGTCGTAGAACGCCCCACACGCCTGCCCCACGTCGCGAGTTGATGTCAGCACCGGCTCGGTGCCAGCCTCTTGCAGATCGGTGATCAGCGAACCGGCCGGCGAACCGGGGTCCAGCACGATCGCGCACGGCTTCCACTTCGCCGACAGCTCGAGCAGCCGCGGTACCACCCAGCCGGTGCCGCGCTGGTTGTCGATGACCTCGACGTGCAACTGCCCGGTCTTCGAGCGAGCGGCCAGCACAATGGATGCCCGCTGCCGGTCCGGAGTCACATCCGCGGCGAACGCGACCGGGTCTAGCGGTTCTGAAGCCTTATCGGCCAGCGACGCCCACAGCGCCGGGTTGATGACCTGCAGCGTCGCCTGCGTCTCCCACAGGCCCAGCCGCTCACGCGCGTACGTGTCCTCCGACATGTCCGCGCGCTCATCGGCCACCGTGTCCCACAGCAGCCGGATACCCAGCGCGGGGTTCGCATCGGCCACCGACTGCGGGTCGTCCGGGTCGGCGTCGAGCTGGGACCGCCACTCCTGCCAGGCGAGGCGCTGATCCTTGCCCGTCAGCCCGGTCAAGCGGATGCGGGTAAACACCTCGCCCACCGACGTCGGACCGGGTGGGGTGCCCGTGAAGATGCGCTGCGGGTTCGGCGACGCCGACAGGGTGGGCACCAGCGCCGCAAGAGCGTCCTCAGACAGCTCCTGCGCCTCGTCGAGGATCAGGTCGTCCACCGAGAACCCACGGCCCGACGAGCGCGACCGGGCGATGAACTCGACCTGGCCGCCGTTGCTCAACACGATGGCCTCCTGGCCGTTCGTGTTCCGCACCTCGCGCACCAGATTGTTCAGCTCCGGGTACGCCGCGGCAGGATCAGCGACCCGATCACCGAAGAAATACTTGAGCCGAGCGAACGCCTTGCGGGCCGTCTTGACCTCGTGCGCCGTGTGCAGCACGCGCCGGCCAAGCTCCACCGTCTTGAACAGCTCCACAACCTCGATCAGGGCGTTCTTGCCGTTCTGCCGCGGCACCGCAAGGCCACAGCGAGGTGACGCCATCTGACCATCAGCAGTCAGGCCCAGCCACGCCCGCAGCACGTGCTCCTGCCACGGATCAGCGGTCAGCCCGTACGCCGACGCGAACTCGATCGCATCCTCAGCGTCGGCCAGGTCGTCAGCCGGAGGAACGTGCTCCGCGGCGGGAAGCTGAACCCCGCGAATCCCGTCGATTACGAAGCTCGTCAAGCGGAGTCCCCTTCACCGGCGCCGACGCCTTCTCGGCAACCTCGATCTGAGCGAGAACATCCATGAACCGGGCCGCCAAAGCAGCCACGTCGCGACCCGAGTCCGTGCTGTCGATCTGCGCTGCCAGCACATCCCGCAGGGCCCGCAACGAACCCAGCCGATCACCCGCCGCGGCAGCCTCGTGCACGCTCATCGACGCGCCCCCAGCGGTGCATAACTATGCGGGGGGACGGTGCCGCCCTGCGGCACGGAGGGCCGGAGGGGGATCGGACACCTCCCGCGGGTGGTCCAGGTGGCGATGATCAAGGGGACACCCCCCACCTTTATGCATTCGGGTGCATCACCATGCACGGGAGGGGGGCGGGATGGCGACTACGTCGGCCAGGTCCCGGGTGCCGCGGCGCCCGTTGCACAGCTTGTGCGCGGCGGCCAGGTTCGTCGCCGCTGCGTAGTGGCCACCGTGAGCAAGGGGCTGGAGGTGGTCGGCCACGAAGCTCATCGGGTGCGTGTGCGGGAGTGCGTAGTCGATCGGCCGGCTGCAGATGTGGCAGGGGTTCCGTTTGTCGCGAAGCGCCTGGCGAGCTCGCCGGTAGGGGCGCGTGCTGCGTCGGTTGTCAGCCACTACTCGCAGTCGTGGGCTGCGTCGAAGAGGTTGTCGAGTGCGAGTCGTGCGGCTTCGAGCCTGTCGCGGTTGGCGGTGTCGTCGCGCTTGCCGACTGCGGTGCGGGCGTCGAGCCATTCGAGGCGGGCGGCGAGGATGGTGTCGGAGACAGTGGCTAGTCCTGTGACCATTCGCTGCACCTCGCTGCCGAAGTGGTTCCGTCCGCCGCGTTCTTCCCCCACGTTGCGGACGGAAGTAGGACCGCTACTGCCCGGCCGCTCACGGGAGTTACGCCCAGTTCTTAGGCTGGGACCCCACCGAAGTGTGGTGCCGGGCTAGTCGTGGCTAGCGCAGGAGTCGAACCTGCAACCTCTCGCGTTTCAGGCGAGCGCTCTGCCGGTTGAGCTAGCGAGCCGGTAGTGAGTGTGTGCCGCCTTTGGGGATGGCAGGCGGAATGGTAGAAGCCAATCTGTTGAGTCACCGGAAGTCAAGTCACGCGGCCGACACGGCGCGTAGTTTTTGTCCGGACTTCTTGCGGCTGTGGTCGTTGACGACGTCGAGAAGATCACCCAACCGGACAACGGATTGTCCGCTGACCTTTCCGTGGTAAGCCAACTTCCCCGCGTGCACGTACCCGCGAATGGTGGATTCGCTTACTCGCAGATCTCCGTGGGACCCGATCAACTGCGCTGCTTCGCGGACGGTGAACAGCCTGTCGTCGGCTTCCCTCAGCATCCACATGCGCCGCTCAGCGACGTCGTGAGTGATCCCGCAGGTGCGGCAGGTAGCGGTGCTGGCAGCTGGCTTGGCCCAGATGTCGGCGAGGCAGGTGACGTCGCGGCCCTGGTCGTCGGGTGTGGGCGCGAGGCAGGGGCCGACGAACTGCCGGTCGGCTGGCCTGTCCACCGCCTGGATGGCCCGGTGCACAGCGTCAGTGACCTCGTCGAGCAGGTCCCCGACCTTAGGGTGCTTGCGGGCGTTGGGGATGTTCCGCAGCAGGTCCCGCTGGGCGGCCATGATGCTGCTGCCTCGCCCACCGACCTCGACGGCCCAGGCGTGGAGGACGTCGCCAAGTTCGTCTGCGATGGTGAGGGCCCCGAAGTTGAGTGGGTTGCGTTCGCGGGCTGGTGCGCTACCGCTCGCGCCGGCGCCGATCTTGGCCTGCTTGCTGATCGTCACCGCCAACTGCTCCACCAGCCACGGCACCTGCCCGAGGGCGACCTCGAGGCGGGTTGTGTCGTTGTGGCACAGCAGGCCCTCGGGCTGGGGTGCGGTGCAGACGGGGCAGGTGCTCATGCTCGGCTCTCCGGTCGTGTGCCGTAGCCGAACACCGGGGTGTCGGGCTGCATGGGTTCGGCTTGCTCGAACTGGCCGCCGCTCGTCGCTTCGAGCTTGGGGCCGTTGGGTGCGTCGTCTGGACGGGGCTGGAAGACGGCGACGTTGACGCGGCCCGCGTGGAGCTCAACGTCGAGCAGGTCGACGCCGCGGAGGTAGAGGTTGAGCCTCATGCGAGGTCGCCGGAGAGGGCTTTGTCGATGGCGTCACGAACCTCGGTGCTCATGCGCGCCACGCATCGCAGTTGCGGGTTGCCAGTCGAAGCCGGAGGACGAGTGCCCATGCCCAGGTGCCGGGCATCTTGAGCGAGATCTGAGCAAGCTTCGTCAGGTGTGCGGTGTGGAAGTCCGACGTCTTGGTGCAGGTCGTGGCGCTCATGCTGTCTCCCGGTTTCGCAGGGTGGCCCTCTTGATTGCCTTGACGTGGGACAGGGAGACGCCGCAGGCCCGTGCGACAGCGGTCGGGCCCATCCGGTCGTGCAGGGCTGC